ACTGGTAGTGTTGTAGGTAGAAGTTTTACTTCTGAAGGAGATCAGAATCCAGGTAAAGTTCCAATCCAACAAATAAGCAATGGTGTTAACAGTGGTAAGCTTCAAAGCTTGATACAAACTTACAACTATTATCTTCAAATGATAAGAGATGTAACTGGATTAAATGAAGCTAGAGATGGTAGTATGCCAGATAAAAATGCTTTAGTTGGTGTGCAAAAATTAGCTGCAGCAAACTCAAATACAGCAACAAGACATATACTACAGTCAATGCTATATTTAACCGCTGAAACAGCAGAGTGTTTGTCTCTTAGAATATCTGATATAATAGAATATTCTCCAACAAAAGATGCTTTTATACAAGCTTTAGGTGCTCATAATGTTGCTACACTAGAAGAAATGAAAAATCTACATCTATATGATTTTGGTATATTCATAGAGCTAATGCCAGACGAGGAGGAAAAAGCGTTGTTAGAAAATAATATACAAGTAGCACTTGGACAAAAACTAATAGAACTAGATGATGCTATTGATCTAAGAGGTATTAGAAATATTAAGTTAGCTAATCAAATGCTAAAAATAAAAAGAAGGCAAAAACAAGAAAGAGACCAGGCTATTGCTCAACAAAATATAGAGGCTCAATCACAAGCTAACGCTCAAGCACAAGAGGTTGCTGCTCAAGCTGAGATACAAAAAACTCAAGCACAAAACATTTCAAACGCTGAACTAGAGTCTGTTAAGAATAACTTAAAGATGGAATATCTAAGGCAAGAAGTTCAATCTAAAAAAGAGTTAATGATATTAGAATTTGAATTAAATTCTGGTATAAAGAAAGAAGAAAGGGAAATAGCTGGTAAATTAGAGTCTGTTAGAGAAGACAGAAAGGATCAAAGAATTGATAGGCAAGCTGCTTATCAAAAAGAAATGATAAATCAAAGAACTGAGGGTAATTCACTTAAAAAGTTTGAATCATCAGGTAATGATATAGTTACGGGAGATGCCGGTATTGATCGGTTTTAATCCTTATTTTTAATATTTTATAAAATTTTATTATGACAGAAGAAAATAAAGAGGTGCTTGAAGAAGTTACTGAAGAACAAAATGAACAACAAGTAGAAGAAGTCGTTGAAGAAGTCAATGATGAATCTATGTTTGATAGTGCTGGTGATCCAGATATTATCAAAGTTAATTTAGATAAAACTCCTGAACCTAAAAGCGAAGAGGTTGAGCAACAACCCGCTGAAGAAAAAGAGGAGGACGTAGTCAGTGAAGAAAAAGAAGATGATATTTTAGAAGAACAACCAGTTTTAGAAGAGGTTGTTGAGGAAGATACTGATGAAGAAGAGGTTGCTAAAGTTGAAGAGGAGGTAGAAGAAGCTATCGCTGAAGCTGAAGCAACTGGAAAACCACTACCAGAAAATATTCAAAAGCTAATTGACTTTATGGATGAAACTGGTGGTGATATAAGTGACTACGTTAATTTAAATAGAGACGTTTCTAAAATGGACGACTCTGATGTAATAGACGAGTATTATCGTGCAACCAAACCTCATTTAACTGTAGAGGAAAGAAATTTTTTACTAGAAGAAACTTTTGGTTACGATGAAGAGGTTGATGATGCTAAAGATATTCGTAAGAAAAAAATAGCCCTTAAAGAGCAAGTTGCCGAGGCTAAAGCCTATTTAGACGGGCAAAAGTCTAAGTACTATGAAGAAATTAAAGCTGGGTCAAAGTTGACCGCTGAACAACAAAAAGCTGTTGATTTCTTTAATAGATATAATAAGGAATCTGAAGAGCAGAAGAAATTATCTGAAGCTACTAAAAGAACATTTTTAAATAAAACTAATAATCTTTTTAACGAAAAATTCAAAGGTTTTGATTATAACGTTGGAGATAAAAAATTTAGATTTAATGTGAAAGATGTTCAAAAAGTAAAAGAGACTCAAAGTGATTTAAATAATTTTATCAATAAGTATATTGGTGAAGATAAAATGACAATAAGTGATGCCGCTGGTTATCACAAGTCTTTGTTTACAGCTATGAACGCAGATGCTATTGCTAAACATTTTTACGAGCAAGGTAAAGCAGATGCTATCAAAGGACAAATTGCTAAAGATAAAAACGTAAACATAAAACCCAGACAACAACACGGTGAAGTTCAAGCCGGTGGAATGAAGGTTAGAGTGTTAGGTGATTCTGCTAAAGATTTTAAATTTAAAATTAAAAATAAAAAATAACAATTTAAAAAAAATATATTATGGCAATTACAAATGGACCTAATTTGAATAGCGTTCCTGCTCCAGGGCAACAAACGTTATCTTCAAATTATTTGGATTTATCCTCTGAAGCTGGAAAGGGCTGGGCGCAACAATACGTTCCAGATCTAATGGAAAAAGAGGCTGAGGTTTTTGGACCTCGAACAATTTCTGGTTTCTTAGCTCAAGTTGGTGCAGAAGAAGCTATGACTGCTGACGAAGTAGTTTGGGCAGAACAAGGTAGATTACACTTTTCTTACAAAGGACACGTGCACTCTACAGGTGGTGGTTTAGATTCGTCTTCTCAGATAGATATCACAAAAGATATTGACGGTAATACTGATGTTACTTCTGGTAACCATGGTATTAGAGTTAATGATACTATCATTGTGGCTGACTCTACAAACGGTGTTGTAAAAGGTTTAGTAGTAAAAGTTGCTACTGACAGAATTGACTTCGCTGTTTACGGTGCTGCTGCTGTTACTGGTACAACATCTGGTGATGCTACTACTATACTAGTTTATGGTTCTGAATACGGCAAAGGTGTTAGCTATTTTAATGCTGCTGGTGATGCTTCTGCGACAACAAGAGGAGCAAATGAACCTGCTTTCAAAACATTTAGAAACAAACCAGTTATTATAAAAGATTACTACGAAGTATCAGGATCTGACGCTTCTAGAATTGGCTGGGTTGAAGTTTCTAGCGAAATGGGACAAAGTGGTTACTTGTGGTATTTAAAAGCTGAAGCTGACACAAGAGCTCGTTTTACTGATTATTTAGAAATGGCAATGCTTGAAGGTGAGTTAGGTGGTAAATCAAATGATATCACTGAGGAATCTTTTGTTATGGGTGGAGATGGAACTGACGCCTCTACTAAAGAAACTGGTACTGAAGGCTTATTTGCTGCTATCGAAGATAGAGGTAACTTAACTTCTGGTGTAACTGGTGTTAACGCTGCTACTGATTTAGCTGAATTTGACGCTATCTTAGCTGAGTTTGACAAACAAGGTGCTATTGAAGAATACATGATGTTTGTTAACCGTTCAACTAGTTTAGCTGTTGATGACATGTTGGCATCAATGAATTCTTACGGAGCTGGTGGTACTTCTTATGGAGTATTTGACAACGACGAAGACATGGCATTAAATTTAGGTTTCTCAGGATTTAGAAGAGGTTCTTATGACTTCTACAAATCTGATTTTAGATACTTAAATGACTTAGCTACAAGAGGTGGTATTAATGCTGCTGCTGGTGCTAACGCAATTAGAGGCGTTATGATTCCTGCTGGTATGTCTTCTGTTTATGATCAAACAGTAGGACAAAGTATTAAAAGACCATTTCTACATGTTAGATATAGAGCTTCTCAAACTGATGACCGAAGAATGAAATCTTGGGTTACTGGTTCTGTTGGAGCTGCTACATCAGCGTTAGATGCTATGGAGCTACATTTCTTATCAGAAAGATGTTTAGTAACTCAAGGTGCTAACAACTTTATGTTAATGAAGTAAGATACTATTTATTTATAAGGGCGGTCTAGTATCGCCCTTATATTTTTATTAATTTTATTATATATTATATTATGGCAAATAAAAAACAAACAACTAAGGTTGAAAAACCTATAGTTAATGAAGACGTGGTTATTGAAGAATCACCGGTTGTAAAAGAGCAACCTATGGTTGAAGCTCCTAAAATAAAAGCTAAACAAAAAAATAAATGGGAAGTAAAAGATAGAGTTTATTATTTAAAAGGAAAGAAAAAACC